ACTTTTCGCTTACGCTCAAAGTAAACACTTCGTTTGTTTGAAGTAGTAATATATGAATAAAGCATTTTTACGTAGTAAAAATGTAATTACTTCATGTAGATTGTTTCAGTCAGACGGAACCTATTTATGGTTCCGTCTAATCTTGACACTTGCGCTCTTCATGTGAGTCCGCTCCAGCCGAGACTTGGAAGTAGGTGTTTATCTGCTGTACAATGGGCTCTGACCTTTCCCTTACCTACGTCGACATCTAACCAGTTAGTTCTTGCTGATTAACCTATTATTTGTATGTTAACCTGTTAGATCTTACTGATTATACCCGTTGCTTCGTTCCTGTGCATACGGTTTTTATGTACAATGTGCAGTTTTTCGACAGCCAACAATCTATCTCCGTCAACCTGTGAGCCCAATTCTTTTGATGGCTTCCACACTCTGGTGTGTTGATCAACGTGTACGTGTGCTTCTATACGAGAGCTTTTTCCACGGCGGTATTTCTAAACTGGCCCGCTAACCTTATGTGTTGGATTGTTTTGCCTGGATGTGATGTTCTAGCAATGCCTGTTTGAGTTTGTCTGATCCTCCCACTCTAACATTTATGATTCCATTATAGTAATCATCTGTTTCGAGTACCCTACGATCAAATTGCTCTCGTGCCTCTATATAGGACATTTCGCCCCTACCTTTACATAGGTATAGTATTTCTCTTGTGAAGTTCTTTTCGCCTAATTCTGCTACATCTGCGTTTAGTCTATCACTGGATCCCCAGTAAGTTTGCCAATCGCTTTCTTTGTAGCCGCGTCTTTTATTTTTTCTGCCTTTGAGAGGTGGTTTAGTAGTTTTAAATTTGGCTAATTTTTTGCCTATGTATTTTTGCCCTGTTTTTTTATTAGTGATTAGATATACAAAGCCTTCGTACTCATCGGGTATTTCTGTAATTTTTTTTCCTTTGTATGTCCAGCTCATGTAGGTACTTACCGAGTACTCATTATGGTCTAGACTAGTTCTGAGTTTTGCCTTTATGTTTTTCGTGTATTTCGTCCATTCGTTGTTTTGCTAGTGCTCGCAACTGTCTTAATGCACGTCTTGCACTAGCATGAGTTCGAACAGAGTTACGTGCTTCAAACTTTTCATTTTGATCAAAGTAATCGAGATATGCTTTGATTAATTTATCGTGTGTATCGTCCATCATTCTACTACATCAATGTCGTTCTCATAACTTGTGAAACCATTTTCTTTTACAACTTTAAGAACGTTGTTAACTCTACCAATTAGTTCATCTTTGTGCGATATCAAGTAGATGTTTTTATCACGCTCTCTACCCATCTTTTTAAGTACAGCAAGACTGTTTTCAACACCATTACTATCCATACCGCTATCTATAAGTTCGTCAATAAAAAGTAAGTTTACATTTTGATACAAACTTTCCCAAACGTCTCTAAATGCAAAACTCATACCAAGTATAAGTCTATTACGTTCACCTCTTGACAAATTATCAAAATCTAAATCTTGTCCTAATTGTGTAATTTCTACAGTTAGGTCATTTAAGAATGTTACACTATGCGGTAAGCCTAGTTTGTCAAGATAGTATGTAAGTCTGTTGTTTAGATATGCTAAGTTTTGATCTATAATTTTTTTACGTATAAAACTATCTTTGTTTGTTAGCAATTTAAGTAAAAACTCTTGATGTTCTTTAAGAGATGTAAGTGTGTTTACTTGTTCCCAGTTAATTTCTTGCTTTGCACTATTTTCTAAATCGTCAATTTGTGCTTGATAAGGGTCTTCTTCATCTTTCTTAGATGCCCATGCTTGTTTTAAACCTTCAACATTTTGCCTATGTTCGTATGCTTCTTTAGATGTTTCATAGAATGTGTTAGGTTTACCATTAATGTCACCAATTTCACTCAGTGCTTCTGCAACACCTGTAACTTTTTCTTGAATCTCTGATTGATACAATAAAGCATCTTCTAGTTCTTTGTTTTTGCGTTCTGCAATCTCTGCTTTTTTATCATCAGGAAGGTCTTGTCCGCATGAGTGACATGTACCTTGATCTAAATTATCGGCGTCTTTTTTTGCTTTTTCTACAGCTCTATCGGCACGTAATAGTGCAGGCTCTAATGTGCTTAATTCTTTTCTAAGAGCCAAAATAGCATTGTTGTGCTCGGACCAATTTGTTAATTTTTCGTGTGCTTCTAGTTCAGCATCAATGTCTAAATGTTCAAATTCGTCGATTGCTTCTTTTAGTTTTATAACGTCTGTAGTGCGTTTGCTAAGCCATGCTTTTTGCTTACTTTGCAAACTTACAATAGTTTCGTCAATTTTTTCATTTGCGGTTTGCAATGCATTAATACGCATTGTTTCTTGACTTAGATTGTCTTTAGTAACTTTTATATCTTCTTTAAGAATATCTGCTTTTTCAGATAGTATCGTAATACCTAAAAGTTGTTCAATGATATCTCGTTGATCATTTACACGCATGCTTAGGAATGGTTCTGTGTACGTGTTTAACGCAACAACATGTTTGAACATGTTGTGACTCATTCCTAAAAGTGTGTCAATTGCTTCTTGTGTCTTACGACTATCACCTTGACTTTCATCTACGTCAACTTGTTCTTCATTGTTAATGTAGAACTTTAATATATTTGGAGATCTACCACGTTCAATGCGATACTGAAGATTATCCTTCTCAAAAGAAAGTGTAACCAACATACCTTTTGAATTAGTTTTGTTGATTAGATTGTTCTTTCTAATGTTTGTTAGTGCATTTCCGTAGAGTGCATAACTTAATGCATTGATGATTGTAGTTTTACCAGTACCGTTACGTGAGCCAGAATCGTCACCTCCTTGATCTAAGTTTTCGCCTAGTACTAGTGTTAGTTGTTGTTTGTCGAAATCTACAGCCTGTGTCTGATTTCCAACACTCATAAAATTTCTTACTGTAAGGTCTTTAATTTTAATCATGCGCCAACCCGTTATAAATCTCCAAAAGTTTTACCTTATCAAAGGATTCTGTATCAAGTTCCGATATTTCACCTGCAACAATTTGATCAACACTAATGAATGTGCTAATGTCTAAGTCTGTTGAAATTTCCTCAATTTGTGATTGCGGAATAAGTGTAATTTCTCTGCACCTGTATTGATTAATAAATGTTTCTTTAATAAAACTTGCTTCTTCATAACTTATATCAATATCAAGTTCTACACGCAGATACATTTTGCTTTTGATAAGGGTGTCTTGTTCATCAATTAGTTTTGATAATTTTACAGTCCTGTACTTAGGACAATCTGGCCAATCAATGTATTCTGGTTCCTTGTCATTCTCTCTATCAAGAATCATCATACCACGCTCGTCATCCCAAGCGTCAGCATAGTTGTGAGGAAACGCATTACCAATGTAATGTATTTTTCCTTGTTTTTGTCTTTTGTGGAAATGTCCACTAAACACATAGTCTTGATTTTCGAAATGTTGTTTGTTAAGATCGCCTCCGTGATCGGGCATCTTAACCATTGCATTCATATAAAAACTAGGAAGTTCAAAGTGACCAAACATATACTTGGCTTTACACTTTTGTATTTTCTTCCATTCGTCGCCTACTAACCATGGTACAAGGCAAACGTCATCTTCTACTAGCATTTCGTCAACAAACGTAATACCAGGAATGTGTTTTGCAAATGCTGTTGAATTTACATCTCTTTTGTCTTTATAATATAAATCGTGGTTACCGTCAAAGAAGTAAAATTTTTCAAATGCGTTACCTAACTTTTCCATAGAACGTATAGTTGCGTCCATAGTCGTAAGGTTAAGGCTATTCCTATTGTGATGCCAGTCACCACAGAATATGCCTGTTTCACAGTTATTCTTCTTTGCTGTGTCGATAAACCAGTCTATAAATTCTTCACAGTCATCATTATGGATGCGTGAATTACTCTTTAGACCAAAATGGATATCGGTAAAGACAGCGGCTTTTTTAAACAAAGTCAGTCCTCCATAAGGCTTTTATGTTAGTATTGTACATACAAAACTAAGTGTTGTCAACCGATTTTTTATCTTTATGGATAGAAAAACTGGCTTGCTCGTTACGTTTTACACTTGCTTCCCACTCGCCTTGTGCTTGTCGAGTATAGGAAGGATTCAAGTCGTTCATTTCTAAAATGTCGTCTCTAATGTTTTGATTACGCTTTTCGATGTTAATAACACGAACAAATGAATTAGTAACAGCAGCGGTATAGTAAGCAAAAGGATTATTACTTTTAGATTCATCGAATTGTAGTCCAATCTGTGCAAGTTGTAGTATTGCTTGTCCTTTCATTTCATCATTGTAAGTATAGCCACGTACATTACCTCGTGTAGCATAACGATCTACTAATTTTAACCACATAGTAGCAAGTGTATTTGTTGCTTTACCATGACTTTTGTCAAAGTAACCGTTTTCCATACCGCCAACCCAATGGCTTTTGCCTACGCAGACTAAATCGTCGCTTGTCTCTGTATACTTAAAATGTTGAAATGGTGGAAAGTTTAATTTAACTTTTGTATCCGCTATTGTTTTTGGATTCTTTTTACGTCCTACTTCTTCCGGAATGTGGTCAAAAGTCATAACTCTAAAAATAAGTTCTTCTTTTGTGATCTTTTTCCAGTCAACTTCACAATCTGCTTGTTTGACTTTTTCACCTGCCATTTTACGTCTTTCGTACTCGGCTGTGCTTAGTCTTTTTGCTTTTGCTCTTTTTGCTTCAGCAACCGTTAATCTGTTAATTTTATTAATATCTGTAACTATCAAATCAAACTGATGATATGACGGATCTACATAACTATTAAAAGTGTTCTTAGATTTATGGATTTCTGATAATATGTCCTTATTGTTAAGGTAATTTCGTTTTCTCAATGATATTCTCCAAGTTATTAAACACTATTATAAACTACATACTTAATTATGTCAACTAAATAATGTATATAGGAGATGTGAAATGGCAACAAACCCATTCGACAGCGTTGGCAAGGCTGTAAAGACACAAGCAAACAGGGCACTTTCAGCACTAGAACAAGGTGCAGAAGCCTCAGTACAGCAATTTATAGGAGACAAACTCAACACGGGTGTTGGCTTTATTGATAATGCTATCAAAGATGTAGCTGCATATGCATTTGGTGCAACAGGATTTGCTAAACTTGCAAGAAGTATAAATTTGCCAACAGGTGACAAAGGAAAAATTAAATCTAATGTTGCATCTAGTTTTAAATCAACAGCAAAGGATGCAGATTGGCGTGTAAAACTAAGTTTGCCAAAATCACCAGACGTAACTAGTGCAAAGTTACTTTCACCGTTGTCTGCAACTAACGGATTATGCTTTCCATTAACTCCTACAATTATTGTAAGTCACAGTGCAAACTATAATACGTTGCAACCGGTGCATACAAACTATCCATTTCAAATTTACGAAAATAGTGCAGCAGATGATATTGTTATTACAGGTGAATTTCCTGTAGAAAATCCAGATGAAGGAAAATACTGGATTGCCTGCATACATTATTTAAGAACAGTTACAAAAATGTTTTATGGTGAAGGCTCAGAAAGTGCAGGAGCACCACCCCCTGTAGTAAGACTAAACGGTTACGGCGATTATATTTTTAATAATGTGCCTGTAGTAGTTTCAAACTTTACAGTTGACCTACCAGCAGACGTGGACTATATTGCATGCGGACTTACAGATGATGAAAAAGGGTCTACAAGTTGGGCACCTACAAACTCTCAAATTAGTATTACGCTCAAACCTACATTTTCAAGAAGAAGAACAAGCGAATTTAATTTACAAAATTTTGTTAACGGTGATTATATCGGTGGCAACGAGGGCTTTATTTAATGGCAAATTACAAATCATCAAGTCCTTGGCATAAAACACAATACACTAGAACAGGTGCTTTGGATATACTAAGAATACGTCCTATTCCGTCATCATCTGACGATGCACAATATACAATTGAAACGCAATATACTCATAGACCAGATTTATTAGCATACGATCTATATGGAACACCAAAGTTGTGGTGGGTATTTGCACAAAGAAATATCAACACTATAAAAGATCCTGTTTTTGACATAGTAGCAGGAACTACAATATATTTGCCAAACGCAGACAAACTAAAAAGAGCTTTAGGGATATAAATGATCGATCCAAAAAAGATAATCGAAAACAAGGCACAGACACTTGCTAACAATTTTAGCGACCCGTTAGAAAACATAAGTGCAACTGAAGTTTTTGGTGACATAAAAAATGTTACAAGTCAAGTTTTTGATGCTTCTGGAGCAATGTCTGTTATGCCTAATCAATTTTCGAAAGCAGACATAGCAGGCCTTGAAACTGCCGCTAGAAATTTAGGACAAAAAATTCCTGCACTGGCAGACGTTGAAGATATAAATGCAATATTTCCTCCAAGCCTAAATCAGTTTGCAAACGGCTTTGGTGCATCAGCGGCAAGCAAAGCAGAATCATTAGTAGAACAAGTTGTACCAGCAATAAAAGGAATGAGCGTAGATGATATTAACAGTTATGTAACTGATGCACTTGATCAAGTTGGCAATGGTATTGTAAGTTCTGTAGAAGAAGAAGTTGAAAAGTTTCAAGAAAAACATAAAGACACAGCTAGAGGGCAAAAAAGTGATCCTGAAGTAGAGCCTAAGGCTCCTGGCGTAACATTAAAAAACCCTTTAAGATCGTTTAATAGTTACAATGCTGTTTTTACACTAGGTGTGCTAACAGCAGATAGTGCAAACAATCCTAGTCAAACATATATTCCTAATGGTGCAGACTTTACAATTCTACGTAGCGGCGGCGGCGGCATTGACAATAAACGTATACAATCAATTTACGACACTGTTGGAGACGAAAGCGGAAATACAGAATATTTTATAGATGATTTTGACATGAGTGCTGTTGTTGCTTCTAATGGTAAAACAGGTGCAACACAAGCAATTAATTTTAGTTTCTCAGTAAAAGAACCTTACTCAATGGGTGTATTTTTACAAGCATTACAAGCGGCGGCTTTTGATGCAGGATTTGAAAACTATTTACAAGCACCATATTTGTTAGAACTTGATTTTGTAGGCTGGAACGACGAAGGCGGAAAACCAGTAGCATATAGTAATAGAAAACTTCCATTTAAACTAACAACAATTGAATTTGATGTAGAGTCAGGCGGAAGCACATATCAGGTACAATGTATACCTTGGAATGAACAGTCATTTTCAAACGATGTCCAAGAGTTACAAGACACTATTAGTATAACTGGTAGAGACATGGTTGAAATATTATCAGTAGGTGAACAAAGTTTGACTACAGTTATTAATGATAAGTTGCAACACATTGCAGATGAATCATGTCAACCAGCAACAGACTATTATCTTATTAGATTTCCAACAACTAGAGAAGGCGATATAGAAACAAGTTATTTAAGAGAAGCAGGACTTACTAACCAAGCAACAACAACAGACAGTGAAGCACAAGCATCACGTAAAGGTGACCAAGCCGCAGAAGTTGAAGAATCAGGAGTTACAGCATTTTTTAAACGTTTAGGAGTAGACACAAGTAGTAGTGCATTATTACAAACTTTAAAAGGAGACTCTATTCAAAATCTTAACAAGATAGGTGCAAGTCTAATGATATCAGACTTCCAAGAAGGTGGAGATAATCCTTTTGGACTAGGACTGTATGCATATGATTCAGAAACAAATGTTTACAAACGAAATGGTGTAGAACTTACAATGAGTGATGAATTAAGAACATTCAAATTTACTCAAGGAACACCAATTACAAAAGTTATTGAAGAACTTGTACTTGTAAGCGAATACGGTAGAACAGCACTTAATAGAGTAGATAGCAAAGGTGAAATAGAATGGTTTAGAATTGAGTCTAAATGTTACATTATAGATGATAGAGAATATGAAAATGCAACCGGCGAAACACCTAAAATTTATGTTTATGATGTTGTACCTTATAAAGTAGACGCTAGTAGATTTAGTGCGCCTAATCAGGCAAATGCAGGACTGATACAAAAAGCAAAACACACTGTAAAAACATACAACTATATCTACAGTGGTACAAACGAAGATGTATTAGGGTTTGATATAAAATTTAATGCGGCATTCTTCCAAGCAATACGAATGGACATGGGACAACTTTCTGCAAGTGATGTAGTTAACGATAGAGAAAAACAAACTACAACGCCGAGACACCCAACACTTGGTCCACCTAGAGACGGAAACGGGTTACCGGAAGGTAGAACTAGGTCAGTTATGAAAACTGGTAATTTTAACGGTGGTAGTTATAATAAACAGTACGGTGAAGAACTTGCTAAGATGTTCCACAATGCACTTATTAACAGTAAAGTTGATTTAATTACAGCAGAACTTGAAATCTGGGGTGATCCGTATTTTATACCAGACAGTGGTGTAGGAAACTTTACATCACCAAGAGGCGGCTCAAAAAATATTACAGCAGGTGGCGCATTAGATCATCAACGTAATGAAATAGATGTTGTTGTTAATTTTAGAACTCCAGTAGATTATAATCAAGATGGCACAATGTTGTTTCCGGGAGCAACTGTTGCGGTAGACAGTTTTAGTGGTGTATATCAAGTTGTACAAGTTAACAGCAGAATTAGCGGAAATAGATTTACACAAACTTTAGAATTAGTAAGACGCCGAAATCAAAGTACAGAAGGTATAAGTGAAGCAAAAGCACTAGTTGAAAAACCAGGATGTGCAGGCGTTAATCCAAATCCAGGTTATGATGGAGAAGTTGTAGGTAGTGATCCTAACGAGGATACTACAACACAGCCTAGTGAAATTGTTTCACCATATGGATCAAATGGCGAACTTGCTACAATACGTTCTAAAAACGGTAAGACAACACAGGTAGCAAAAGTTTATCAAGAACAGTTCCAAGCACTTATAGACGAATTAGAAAACGACTTAGGATATGAAGTGCGTACACTAGGTGGATATGTACAACGAACATCAAGAGGCTCTAGTAAGCCTAGTTATCATGCAAGCGGTTTAGCAATAGATATTAACGCGGCACAAAATCCAATGGTTAGACCAAGACCTGATGATGCACCTGAGCCTACAGACATGCCTGAAGGCGGAACCGGAAGTGCAATTAGTGCTATAGCAGCCAAACACGGATTAGGTTGGGGCGGCGATTGGAATAGCGCAACAGATGCTATGCATTTTAGTGCAGCTAAAAGTGAAGGCGGTGCATTAGATTGGCCTAGAAACGGATTAATTCCAGGAGGCGAACCTCCACCACAACCAGCAGAACAACCTAGTACAGAAACTACAAGAGAGCCTGAGCAAAATACTGAAACTTCAGAAGTTGTCGACGAAACAGGCAACGTACAAAATGTACGTCCAAGGCCAAGTGGTCAAATGTCTAGATCATGGGATAGAGCATACGGTAATACACACAATAGAGATGGCACACCTAAACAGAGTTATGTAGTATCTTTAGCGGCTGCTAATAATCCAGTAAGTGGCGTAAATGCTGTGACACGACAAGAAATTTTCCAGTCAAGTCAGTTTGGAGAATCAACTCTTAGGCCGTATTTCCCAACCGAAGCACGTGACGATTTATATGATGTACGTGCTGGAGACAAAATTAGAGCTATTGCTAATTTTTATACAAACCAAGGTGTAGAAACATCTAGTCCAGTAACAAGGACACAATCCGGTATCACATATAACGAGTTTGGAGATCCGGTATATACTGGTAGCGGAGGCACGACAGCAGTATAATGGCACAAAGTAGAAGATCTAATCGTAAAAATTTAGAAAATATGGGCTCAGGCCCATATGAAGCCATTGTGGTTAGTAACCTTGATACTACTTACATGGGGTCATTAAAAGTTGACGTTTTAAAATCTAGCACAGCAGGTAGTGTGCCAGAACGTTTGGGCACATCAATTGAAGTTAGATATCTTTCACCATTTTACGGTGTTACAAATATTAACCATGCTACAGCAAATGACGGTTATGCAAGTTCACAAAAAAGTTATGGCATGTGGTTTGTACCGCCAGATGTAGGTGCAAGAGTATTGGTTATTTTTGCAGAAGGCGATGTATCACAGGGTTTTTGGATAGGTTGTATTCAAGACAAGTTTATGAACTTTATGATTCCTGATGGTAGAGCGTCTACAGAACTTACAACACCTGCAACACCAGACAACATACAAGGTTTAAAATTACCTGTTGCAGAATACAACAAAAGAGTTGAAAGCGGTAACGGCAGAGATCAAACTAGATATGCAAAACCATACAACAAAGATTTTACACAAACACTAGAAATACAAGGTCTAATTAGAGACGAAAATAGAGGAACAACGTCATCAAGTGCTAGACGTGAAGTACCTAGTTCTGTGTTTGGTATTAGTACACCAGGACCAATAGATAAACGCATAGGTGCACCAAAAGGATTAGTTGGTGAGTCAGGATTAAAACATGCTAAGTTTGTTAACAGACTAGGCGGTTCAAGTCTTGTTATGGACGACGGTGATGACAAAATATTAAGAGTTTCACATGCATCAGCAGGACCTCCTGTGTATGCAAATATAGAAGCAGGCGAACTTTTTGGTAATACTACTATTCCGCATAACGAATTAACACGAATACGAACACGTACAGGCCATCAAATATTGATGCATAATTCGGAAGATTTTGTTTACATTGCTAATAGTAGAGGAACAGCATGGGTTGAACTTACTAGTGACGGTAAAATTGATGTTTATGGAACTGACAGCATTTCAATACACAGTGACTCAGACATAAACTTAACAGCAGATAGAGATGTTAACATTGAAGGTGGTCGAAATGTTAATGTTAGAGCAAGTGCTAGATTTGACGGATTTGAAGGAAGTGGTACTGGTAACGTTTGTATTGAAAGTGCAACTGATACTAAAATGTTAGCAGAAGCAAACTTCTTAACAAATGTTAAAGGATATCAAGAAACTAAAGTTACAGGATATCAAAAAACTTTAGTTGAAGGTGATATACACCATCATACAAATGCTAACATATATATTTTAGCAGACCTACAAGGACATATTCGAACAGCAGAAGATATGTTTATTAATACTGATACAACACTTAATATTGTAGGTAAAGAAAATTATCTCACAGCAACAGAAGGCGCTATTAACATAAAAGCCACAGGCGGTAATATTGAAGTTGACGGTGACACTGATGTAAACTTAAACAGTGGTACGTCAACAGACGGCACAGTGGCAACAGATGCTGAAGACGCCGTAGACTTTACATATTTGCCAAAATGGTCAGTACCAAAAACATCACCAGGTACAGACTTACCGTCAGACATAAGCACTTTTGTAAAAAGAATGCCAAGTCATGAACCGTATGCACACCATGAAAATTTAGATCCTATTATGTATAAATCTACTAAGACAGATATATTTGATCCAACTAGATTGTCAAATGGTAGTTTACAAAGTAGTCCAGACACATTTAGAAAAAGTTTCTCAGGCGGCACAGCAGAAGACTCAGCAAGTGCTTCAGGTCCAACACCAGGCACAAGCGGAGTAAATCCAGTAACTTCAACAGGTAACGACAGAACACCGCAACAAAGATTTACAACAGTAGGACCTGATGGTAACATATTAGATATAATTGGTCAAGCAGAAGGTGCAGGATACAATACAGTATTCAACGGCGTTTCAACTACACCAAGGCAATATTTTGGTAAAGACTTAGTAAACTTAACAATTGATGAAGTTATTGAGTGGCAAGAATTTGCTATTGGAGAAGGCAGTGCTAGTGTTGCTGCAGGAAAGTATCAAATAATCAATAAAACACTAGTGCGTTTAGTAGACGAGCTTGGCGCAGCATCTAGAACAGATAAGTTTAATCAAATAACACAAGACAAGTTGTGTAGAAAACTTCTACAAATTAGGGGAATTGATGATTACTTGGCAGGCTCTAAATCAGAGCAAGCATTTTGTAGATCACTAGCACAAGAATGGGCAAGTTTGCCAGTTACATATAGACAGACAGGACAGCGAAGAACTGTTACAGCAGGGGAAAGTTACTATGCTGGAGACGGCTTAAACAAGTCAAGAATATCCCCAGAAGATCTAGTTGCTTCTGTTAGAAACATAAAAGAAACTGGTTATACATAGAGGGTAAATATACATAATGAGTACTTTAGAAAAAAATATTTACAAAAGGGTTAGCATAGGCAATACTAAAGAACCTAGTAAGCCTGCTTCTAGTGCGTCTTATAGATCAATAAGCACAGTTAATCCTGCAAACGATGGGTATAGACTTTATGATCTTGCTGTAATTAAGCAAGATATTATTAACCATTTCCATATTAGACAAGGTGAAAAACTTGAAAACCCTGAATTTGGTACAATTATTTGGGACGTATTATTTGATCCACTAACAGACCAACTAAAAAGTGCTATCATAGAAAATGTAGAAGCCATTATTAATTATGATCCTCGTGTTGTTGTTGATAATGTTATTGTTGATACTTATGAAAGCGGCATACAAATTGAATGTACTCTAATATATTTGAACTACAGCATTGCTGAAGCCATGACATTACAATTTGATAGAGATGCTGGCTTACTTGCATAAAGAATTAACTACGTACATTACACTTTATAATAAATACGTTATATGAGGAAATTAGATGTCAGCTACGGATAGACAAAACAGATTATTAGTTGCAGAAGATTGGAAAAAAGTATACCAATCTTTCCGCAACGCAGACTTTCAAAGTTATGACTTTGATAATTTAAGACGAACAATGATAGAATACCTTAGGACTAACTATCCTGAGGACTTCAACGATTATATTGAGTCAAGCGAATATCTTGCACTAATTGACCTAGTTGCATTTCTTGGACAAAATTTATCATTTAGAATCGATCTTAATGCAAGAGAAAATTTCCTCGAACTTGCAGAAAGACGTGAATCTGTACTAAGACTAGCAAGACTACTAAATTACAATCCTCGTAGAAATCAATCTGCAAATGGCTTATTAAAGTTTACAGCGGTTAGCACAACAGAAGATTTATTAGACTCAAATGGTACAAACTTATCAGGGCAAACTATTCAATGGAATGATAGCACAAATGCTAACTGGTATGAACAATTTATTAAAGTACTTAATACAGCACTACCTGTAAATGGTGTGTTTGGTAAGCCAAACAAAAGTGAAACAGTATCAGGTATATCTACAGACCAATACAGACTTAACGGTGTAAACACAGATGTTCCTGTTTATGCATTTGAAAAGCCTGTTGAAGGTAAAACTACACCATTTGAAATTGTGTCTACTGATATCCAAAATGGAAGTTTAATAGAAGAAGCACCTGTTCCAGGAAATAACTTTGCGTTTATGTATAGAAATGATACACAAGGTCCTGGCAGTAGTAACACAGGATTTTTTGCACACTTCCGCCAAGGTAGATTAGAAAGCGGCCAGTTTAATGTAGCACAACCTACACCAAATTCAACAGTGTCTATTGACACACCGAATATAAATGATTCAGACGTATGGTTATTTTCACTTGATGGTAATAACAATGAATCTGATTTATGGACAAAACTTGATGCTGTAGAAGGTAATAATGTAATTTACAACAGCATCAATAAAAAGATAAGAAACATTTATAGTGTACTAACAAGAGTTGACGACAGAATTAATTTAGTTTTCTCAGATGGTGTTTTTGGTAATTTACCAAAAGGCAACTTTAAAGCATACTATAGAACAAGTGAAAATAGAAACATGGTTATTACACCAAGTGCTATAAACAATGTTGCTATTAATCTACGTTACCTAAGTAAAAAAGGTAGAGTTCAAACTCTTACTATTACAATGGGACTACAAACAACTGTAGCAAACAGTGCAAGAAGCGAAAGCAATTTAAGTATAAAACAAAATGCTCCAGCAACTTACTATACTCAAAACAGAATGGTTACAGGTGAAGATTATAATGTTGCACCTTTAGGAGTTAGTCAAGAAATTGTAAAAGTAAAAAGTGTAAACAGAACATCAAGTGGTATTTCAAGATACTTTGATTTAATTGATTCAACAGGAAAATATAGTAATACAAACCTATACGGTAATGACGGTGTTTTATATAAAGAGTATGTAACTAACAGATCAAGTTTTAATTTTACTACACAAACAGATATTGAAGGTATCATAATTAACAACATTGAGCCTATTTTAGCAGACCAAAAAGTTAAGCATTATTACTTAGATAAATTTCCAAAAATTAATACATTTGATTTAAACGTGTTTTGGAATGTAGTTAGTGAAGACACAAATACATTTACAGGTAACTTCCAATCAGCAGATGGAACTGGGTACAATGTTGGTACATTTACAACAAACAGTTTAAAATATATTGAAGCAGGCACAGCGGTTAAATTCCAAGCACCTGAAGGCTTCCACTTTATGGAAGATGGGTCTCTTATGGCAGGCCCAGCAGATCATGCAGGTAGCTCGTTATACAAATGGACAAAAGTTGTAGCAGTTGCAGGCAACGGTCTAACTGTAGGCTTGTCAGATACACAAGGTGCTATTGCATTAGCAGACAAAATACCAAACCTATGCAGACTTATACAAGTTCGTCCAAAACTAGCAAGCAGTCTTATAGACGATGTAAAAGTAGAAATTATTGATCAAACTTTTGCATACAATGACTTTGGTTTGCGTTACGATGATGTAAACAGAGTATGGAGATTAATTAAAGCAAGCGACCTAGACAAGAAAAGTAATTTCAGCACAGGTTTTGCAGGAAACGTAAGCAACGGAAATCTTGATGCAAGTTGGTTATTACTATTTGAAACAAATGGCGAAACTTACAAAGTAACATACAGAGGTTTAAGATACGTATTTGAAAGTGACAGAGAAATTAAATTCTACTATGATAGTGGTGATAAAATTTATGATTCACAAACTGGCAAAACAATCAAAGACAAGTTAAGCATTTTAAGTATCAATACACAACCTGATAGCACATCTCCATTTACAGGTAATTTTGATTTTGATATTTTAGAGTCTTATAGAGATAAAGAAGGTTATGTAGATACTAAAAAAATAGAAATAACTTTTGCTGACAAAGACGCAGATGGTATTATTGACGATCCTGAACTATTTTTACATATTGTTGACGAAGACACGGCACCGTTAACAAAACTTATTATACACGAAAAGTATTTTACAGAAGCAGGTGTTGAAGACTTTAGATATATAGATGCTACTAACATACAAATTTTAGAATCTCAAACAACAGTCCAACCGTTAAGCACATACACAGACGGCCAACTATTTTATTTTAGAGATGCAGACGTGTTTAAAAAATTAAATGGAACAACACTGGAATTAGAAACTAACAGTGATTACAAAGCGTTTGTTGGTAGAGATAAATTAAAGTTTCATTATGTGCATGTTGCAGATACTAACAACAGAATAGATCCAAGTGCAAGCAATATAATTGACACATATATGCTTACAAAAACTTATGACAGAAATTATAGACTTTTCTTAGATGGACAACTTTCACAAAGACCGCTACCACCAAGTTCAGATGAATTATTTAGATCTTATGGTGCAGAGTTAAACAAGATTAAATCTATTAGTGATGAAGTTGTTTACCATCCTGTAAAGTATAAAGAATTATTTGGTAGTGCTGCAAAATCAGATTTACAAGCAACATTTAAATTAGTAAAAAATCCAGGTATTGTATTAAACGATAATGATATCAAAACAAGATGTATAGAAGCAATTAATCAATATTTTGCGTTAGAGAATTGGGATTTTGGCGATACTTTTTACTTCCAAGAACTAGCAACATATATTATGAATAGACTTGCACCCGACTTAGTTAGTGTTGTAATTGTTCCAAACCAAATTACACAAGGGTTTGGTAGTTTATTTGAAGTAAGAAGCGAAGTTGATGAAATTTTTATTAACAGTGCAACGGTTGCAGATATTGAAATAATAGATCAAATTACTGCAACTAGATTAAATGCATCAGGTAATGTTGTTACATCAAGTGAAACAGCAAATACTGGCATAACAAGTTCGTCTTCATTCACCAATGCAAGCTCAAGTAGCTCAAGTAGCTCAAGTAGCTCAAGCGGTTCAAGCGGTTCAAATAGTGGAGGTAGTTACTACTAATGTCTTACGATAATGATCAGACAGACGCACCTTTGCCAGCAGGCGGAAAAGGCGATAGAAAGAGTGTTGATTTACTTCCTAAGTATTTTAGAACACAAGCAAATAAGAAAATACTTTCTAGTACAATAGATCAACTTGTACAACCTGGCACGGCAGAAAAAATAAATGGTTACATGGGTCGTAAAAATGCAAAAGCATTTAAGGCCGGTGACACATATATTGCTGACGTTACACAACAAAGACAAGATAGACAATTAGAACCTGCTACAGTATCAGTTGACGATCTAGGAAATGTAAACTTTTTTGCAGATTACGCCGACTATGTTAACCAAGTTGGAAATTTCTCAGGCAACAACAAAAATCAAAGCAGATTAAATAGCCAAGAATATTATGCATGGAACCCCAATATAGACTGGGACAAGTTTACAAACTTTCGTGAATATTATTGGTTACCAAATGGTCCTCAAACTGTTTCAGTATTTGGAAAAAGTTTAGAAGAAGTAAGCACCTATACAGTTACTACAGAAGACCAAGGCGACAACGTAGTATACAAATTTTCACCTCCGGGTTTTGAACCAAATCCTGCACTTACTTTGTATAGAGGACAAACATATACATTTGAAATAGATACACCAGGACATCCGTTTTCATTCTCAACTGATAGACGCTTTGCAGATGCACCGTTTACACTTGAAAAGCAAGATGATGGCAGTTATAAAGTTATATCAGGTAGTGCAGAAAATGTATCAAGTCTTTATGTACAAGGACTTACAGCAACGGATTTAGAAGGCAATGAAATTGATCCTGTAAATGTTGAAAAAGGTAGAATAACATTTACTGTTCCGTTTGAAGCACCTGAACAATTATATTATACTAGCAGAAGCGACATTAACACAAGTGGTTATGTTAAAGTTTTTGATATTATCGAAAATACACAAATTGATGTTAATGAAATTATTGGTAAGAAAACATATACAAGTTCAAACAAAGTACAATTTACTAATGGCTTAAAAGTTAAATTTGCTGGCAGAGTAACTCCAGAAAAATATGCTAGTGATGAATGGTATGTTGAAGGCGTTGGTAGTAGCATCAAACTAGTTAGAGAACAAGATTTAGTCATACCTGCAAATTACGTTGGCGACAAATTAGTTCCATTTGATAGCGAAGGCTTTGACAGATTGCCGTTTGGTAATGCAAGTGCGTTTGCAGAAACAAAAGATTATATTGTTATTAATAGATCAAGTGTTGACAGGAATGCTTGGACACGTTATAACAAATGGTTTCATAAAGATGTAATTGAAAAATCTGCAGAGTACAACAATGAAATAGCAAGTATTGACCAGAGTGGTAGAGCGTCAAGACCAATTATTGAATTTAATGCAGGATTAAAATTATTTAATTATGGTACTCAAGCAAAAGATGATGTAGACTTAATTGATTATAAAACTACTGATGCATTTAGTACAGTAGAAGGCGGCACAGGTTATAGTATTGATAATGTAAATCTTGCTGATGGCATGCGTGTCATTTTTAATGCTGATACTGATAGAACTGTAAGAGGTAAAATTTACAAAGTTAAATTTATTCTAATTGATAATATTAGACAAATTAGTTTAGTAGAAGACACTGATGCTACAGCACAAGTAAACGAAACAGTATTAATTAAAAGCGGTGACACATATAAAGGTAGATTGTTCTATTTTGATGGTACTAACTGGAATGAGTCACAGCGAAAAATAAAAGTTAATCAGCAACCATTGTTTGACGTATTTGACGAAAACGATGATAGTTTTGGTACTTATAATGCAAGCACATTTGCCGGCACAGAATTATTTGCATATACACAAGGTACAGGCACAAATGATGCCGAACTAGGATTTCCACTATCATACAGAGCTATTGAAAACTTTGGTGATATACAATTTAATTTTCCGTTAGTAACTGATTCGTTTTTATATGAAGAAAATAATTCAAATATAGAAGTTAAAATTGAAACTGGTTATGTTAGAAAGTATACAGACTTAACATCATATGTAAGTGAAAACGGTTGGATAAAAGCAAACAAGCCAAGCTCACAAGCAATAGTAAGACAATATGTAGTAGATACTACTTTAAATGATTTTGCTGTAGATGTATTTGATCGTAGTGGCGACTTAAATGATCTAATTGTAAAAGTTTATGTAAACAATAGTTTTAAGAAAGAGTCAACACATTACGATATTAATAGAATAAATGGTGTTGCTTATATAACATTTAAAACTAATTTAAAAACAGACGATGTTGTATTACTACGATGCTTTAGTAAATCAACAAAAACAGACAAAGGTTATTACGAATTAGCATATAATTTAGAACGCAATCCTATGAATGAAAACATAGGCAATTTTACTATTGGTGAAGTTACAGATCATGTAAGCACAATAATTGAAAATACTTTTGATTATGATGGTAATAAATTTCCAGGCGTTAGTAATTTAAGAGATATTGGTAACCTAAGTCAATTTGGCACACGTTTTATAAAACATACAGGACCTATTGCACTTGCAAGTTATCACCTCACAGATAAAAATGCAAATATTGTAAAAGCACTAAAGTATGCTAGATTAGAATATGCAAAATATAAAAGATTATTTTTGCAAGTAGCAGACTCTTTAGGATATGATGGTCCAACTAAAGAACATGTAGATAATATTATTGCAGAAATAAACAGTCAAAAGACCGACGGAATGCCGTTTTATTTCTCAGACATGATTCCACATGGAGCATCTAAGCGTACATTGCATATTGTAAGAGCAAGCGATAGTATTTTTTACCCGCTTGCTACAAAGTTTGATTTGTCAACTCTAAGTGAACGAGCTGTATTAGTATACCTAAATGATAAAGCATTGTGTCACGGTACAGATTACACATTTACAGCAGAAGGATTTGTACAAATATCTGCAACACTTGCTGTTGATGATGAAATAGAAATATATGAGTATGACACAACTGATGGTTGTTTTGTTCCAACTACACCAACAAAGTTAGGATTATATCCCGCTTACAAACCTGAGCTGTATTTAGACACAACACAAGAAACACCTCGTAATGTAATTCAAGGACATGACGGAAGTATTATTTTTGCCTATGGCGATTATCGTGATGATCTAATATTAGATTTTGAAAGAAGAATTTATAACAACCTAAAACAAGCCTATAACACAGATGTATTTGATATACACGAATTTGTAGGCGGCAACTTTAGAGATACAGGATTTGAAAGACAAGATATTAATAGTGCAATGGTAAGTGACTTTGTACAATGGTCAATAATTGCAGGCGATCCAAATTATACAGAAAATGATTTTTGGAAAGATACACAAACATTTAGATACAATTATAAAAATATGTCATCTCCAACAGGCAAACCTTTGCCAGGGTTTTGGAGAGGTGTATACAAAGATGCGTACGATACTGATCGTCCTCATACTCATCCTTGGGAAATGCTTGGCTTTACTATTAAACCATCATGGTGGGAAGCAGAATATGGTCCAGCACCGTATACTAGAAATAACTTTGTACTTTGGGAAGATATTGAAAAAGGTCTAATTAAAGAGCCGGGTAAACCAGCAAAAGTTGATAATAGATATAAGCGTCCAGGATTAACAAATCATATTCCTGTAGACGAAAACGGAAATTTATTAAGTCCGTTAGACAGCAACTATGCACAAAACTTTGTTGCTGTAAGAACAAGAGATTCGTATACATTTGGAGATCATACTCCTACCGAAAGTGCGTGGAGAAGAAGTAGCGAATATCCATTTGCATTAATTACAAGTTGGTTGTTAAATCAACCAGCAAAAGTAATGGGGACAGGTTTTGACTTATCAAGAATGATGAGAAACAAAACAGGTAATCTTGTTTATACTCCGTCTAATACAATTATTAGATTAAAAGATTTAGTATTTCCAAATACCTATACAGACAACCAACGTATTATTACAAGTGGTCTTGTTAACTTTGTATACAACTACATAGTCAGTGATATAAACACTAGTTATAATGAGTACCAAGCAGAATTAAAAACTTTAAAGAATCAACTAGCACTTAAAGTTGGTGGCTTTACTGACAAGAGTAAATTTAAATTAATACTAGATAGCAGAACACCTTTAAATGAAGGAAACGTATTTGTACCAGAAGAAAACTATAAACTGTTTTTAAATACGTCTACACCAGTAGAAATTGCAAATTATAGCGGTGTTGTTATACAGAAAAATACCAACGGTTATGTTATAAAAGGATACGATCAAGCAACAGCAACATTTAAATATTTTGAACCTATCCAAGCATCGTCAGATCCTGTAATAAACATAGGTGGCATTTCAGAGTCGTTTGTAAATTGGGATAGCGGAAAACAATATGTCAAAGGACAAAATGTTCGCTTTGATAATTTTTACTACAGAGTAAATTCAAGCCATGTAAGTGGGTCAAGTTTTGATGACACTAAAATGAGTAAGTTAGCAGAGCTTCCGCTTGTAGGCGGTAGATCAAATGTACTTAGAAGAAAGTTTACAAATCGTGTTAACATAATGCCTTACGGAACACTATTAAAAACTACACAAGAAGTTGTAGATTTCTTATTAGGTTATGAAGCATACTTAAAAGCACAAGGCTTTAAGTTTGAATATTACAACAAAGATATAAGTGTTGTTGAAGATTGGACATTTAGTGTAAAAGAATTTATGTTCTGGACTACACAAAATTGGGCGGCCGGTAGTGTACTAACAATAAGCCCAGGCGCACAACAATTTAAGTTTAACAGACAATACATGGTTGTTGATAATATCTTTGATAATTTCTATGATTACAGTTTGTTAAAAGCAGATGGACAAAAATTAGAAAGATCATTTAGTAGTATTGCTAGAGATACAGAAAATGATTTTGGCCTAAGTATTAAAAATACAGCAGATGGTATTTACAGTGTTAAACTTCCGTTAGTACAAAGAGAACATGTAATATTATTAGATAACAAAACTGTATTTGGCGATGTTGTATATGACCAAGAAGCAGGATACAGACAAGAAAGAATTAAAGTTACTGGATATAGAAGTGACAATTGGTCCGGCGGATTAAACATACCGGGCTTTATATACGACGAAGCAGAAGTAAGAGATTGGCAACCATACAAAGATTATGGCATTGGCAAACTGATTAAGCATAAAGAGTTTTACTATGTTGCATTGTCTAATATAACTGGCACAGAAGTCTTTATTGACTCACAATGGGAACGTTTAGAAAATCGTCCTCAAGCACAATTAGTTCCAAACTTTGAATACAAAATTAA